TGCTTCACGAAGCACATTGTCAATAGCCTCAGCGATAGCGTTAGGGTCGCTGATACCTGCCTGAACTGTAATGTTGTATTGGTTAGCAGCTTGGGCTGCATAGCGAGATCCACTCACCGCACCTGCTACACCTGCACCGCCTGAAAGACCTGCAAGTAAGGATGATCGTGCGACATCTTCTAGATTGAATAAACCGCCTTCTGCAAAAGGTGTATTGGTAAGCGTTGGCTTTGCCATGGCTGCTACTACTGCCGATGCCGTTGCTGCTGCGGTGGATGCGGTCGCAGTTGTCGAAGGCGTTGCCGCTTTTGTAGATCCAGTAGATGCAAGGTTAATTTTAGTTAGTAGAGCCAAGGCAGCTTCTAGATTAGATAGATTGATTAGATCCTTAGGCTTGAGAGATTCGAGCAAAGACTTGATGTCTAGGAGTTTGAGATTTTGTGCGCCCAATGCTCCTAGGACTTTAAGATCAGCATTGAGTTTGTTGGTCGCAGAGATAATGGCTTGCTCGTCTTTAGCAGCGATGGCATCTTCTAGGGCAAGAATTGACTTCTTAACATTTAGGCGAGCGGTGTCGTTAGCGATCTGCAAGACCTGAGATGATGTGGTGGCTTTGCCTAGAGCCTCTGCCTGAGATGTCAGGGCTGCGGCAATCTGGATCTTGTCCAAGTCAAAGACTTCTTCACCCTTGCTGAGAGCAAGATTAGCCTTGTCGATGGCTTGCTGAACTCTCTTGTCTTTGGTGATCTTGCTTTGTGCTACTGCCTGTTGCTGGGTCAATTTAGTAATTTGCTTTTGCTGTTTTACTTGAGTCTGACCAGAGATAGACATTGGTGTAGTAAAAGGCTTAGGCTTTTTCTTCATGAAGCCAGACGGATCACCTTCGATAATAAGATCAACAAAAGGATCTGTCTTTTCTACGAATGCAGCAATGCCGCCAGATACAGCCATAAGAGGCGCATTGATTGTTCGGACAATTTTGCTAAGAGTTGCCAAGAAAGCTGCTGCATTAGTTGCAGCTCTTTCCATGTCTGTTGCTAGTTCATCTACTGATGTATTTCCACTTAGAATAATAAGAGAATCAATGATCCCCTTGCCTAAGATCTCTTGGACATTGGCAGATGCAACTTCCAATTTAGCCATTTGACCAGCAAAACTATTGGCTGACTCTGTTGCTGCACCTGCAAAGGTCTTAGATAAATTGTCTGTTACCTCTAAGAATGACTTGGTTTTCAGATCAGCCTTTGAGATACCTACGCCCAAGCGAGTAAGTGCTGTGTTATTGCCTAGATATGCACGACTAAGGGCGGTCGTAACTGCACCAAGATCTTTGCCAGTTGCGGCACTAATATCTAAAGCAAGATTCAGAAGTCTCTGAGACTCGGCAGAATCGCGTGTGGCGATTGCGAGTGTCTGGTAGGCCGGACGAAGAAGGTCATCAACGATACCGAACTCACTTTGTAGTGACTGGATATAGGCTTCAGAAGAAGCAGCATCGCGTTCTAATCCAACATTCTTGAGAGCTAGAGCTAATTGTCTTTGTGCTTTTTCATCGGCTGCTGCTGCTTGAACGGCAGCCTTGCCATAAGCGAGAATCTGTTGAGTACCAAAAGCCAGACCAAAAGCACCAGCAAGTTTCTTTACATTCTTCGTAAGTTTATCTGTCGAAGTCTCTGCTTGCTTGAAGGCTTTATTGCCCGTGAACTCCGCGGCAATATCAATTAATACATTAGCCATGATCAGCCTCTCGCTCTTGCATTGAGTTTATCTGCCGCATTTTTAATAGCTGCCAATACTGCTTCTCTAGCCTTGCCATTGTTTTCTTCGTAAGCACGAAACAGAGCGCGACCTTCCATCTTGTCGCGACCCTTCATCTGAGAGCCGTACTTGCCCTGCTGGTTTTGCACAAAGCGACTGCTCGGAGTTTTGCGACCCATAGTCTCATAGATTGCTCCAGCAGCACTTTTGTTAAATACGCGAGCAAGAGATCTAAAGCCTCTACGATTAGGCTTGGATGGTGTTGTCTTATAACCAATCCCACCTTTAACAATGCGAGCATTGTAACTAGGAAAGCGAGCCTGTGAGCCTTCACGGGCTAACCAGCCACTAAGGACTTGACCATCATCTGGCAGATAACCTTTAGCAGCCTTTGTAATTGGCTTAAGAGCTGCTGCAACCTCTTTAGGTAAAGCCTTGGCAAGGTCAGGACTAAACTGGCGTAAAGACTTTCTAAGAGCGACCGCGCCCTTGACGCTTGCTGGCATCGCTCACCTCTTTCGCTTCATCCTTAAGCCCTTGCACTAATGCATCGAGCATGGTCTTGTCTAGATCTAATAACTGCTGTGGCGCGATTCCCAACCTAATGCTTAGCCTAGCAATTAGGTAGGTGAACGGAAGATCGCGCTTTAAGCTAAAGGGTCTGAGTCAAGCACCTCAACACTTTTAAGTGTCTCGATGAAGTCAATCCCGAAAGGCTTAACAGATTCACCTGCTCTGCGTGTTACTTCCCATGCTAACCAATAGACATCGCTCTGCTTTTCTTCATCGCGAAACGCCTTATGGAAGCCCTTTTTAGCGTACTGCTCGAATGAGTACTCCACCGCTGGAGTGATCTCGCCTTCTAATACGCTTCCGTCTGTACGAACTATCTTTAGTTTTGCCATGGTTTGCCCCTTTGTTTAATTGATTAGAATGTGCCTGTTGATGCTACTGCGATTGTTGAGTTAGCAGTAAATGTGATCGACTGTGTTCCAATGTCACCAACAGCACCGTTGATGTCTGTTGTGTTATTGACTAGCAATGAGACTGTGTACAGAGGGTTAGTCGCTGAGACTGCTGTTCCCTTTGTTTGTAGGAATACAGCTGTGACTGTTGTACCCCATGCAGCCTGTAGTGTTGCCAATACATTCGCAGATGCTGTGTCATTTAGGAAGTCGATTGTGACTGTTGATGACTCTAGACCCTTAACGAACTTATGAGAGTTATCTCCCATAGCCGTTACTTCTAGCTCATCGAATACGCGGTTGATTGTTACTGCTGTTACATGGTCTGAAAGATCGACAGAGTTAATCTTCACACCTACATTGTTATTTAGAAATACAGCCATGAGATTATTCCTCGTCCTTCTTAGTAGTTGCTGGCTTTGATACTGCTGGTGCTACCTGCCCGATCTTGATCAGGAAGGCTTCATTCTCTTTTTCCCACTCGGACATTTTAACTCCAACTCGTAAGGATTGATACGGACATCTCGCAGCTGAGTAGGTCTCCCGAAGCAGCATTGAGAATACTTGGTGCGCTAATTGCGCTTACATTATAGGTCAAAGATGATGCTGCAAGTTTTGCAAACACGCCACAGACTGTATCTTCTATCCCGTTTAGGTTGCCTTCATTGTCGAATAAAGGCACAGTCATAATAATCTTGAAATTAGCCATTGGGCTAATAGTAATGTGCTGATTGTTGCTAGGTGTTAGATAAGGATCATCTGGAGACACGATTACAGAGTTAGCAAGGACTGTTGCAGGTGGGAAAGCAAAGGTCTGCCACTTAGCGTTATCGACTAACGCGGTTGCTAATGTGGTTCTAAGAGTAGTGACGGCAACAGGCATTAGCCCACCATCGAATTAGGGCTCAACGCGTGAGCGATCAATCCTCTTACCTTAGCGAGCAGCTGTGCGCTCATTCGATAAGGTGAGGGCTGGAAATCGACAGCGTTACTGCCTGAAAGGGTGGCTGTACGCGCTTGCCAGATCTCAACAGCGATCATCAAAGCTGCATTCTGAACTGCTGTGTCTAAAGTGTAATCGACATAAGTATCGCCTGATACTGTGCCAAAAGGTTGTACTGGATGCTCTACTGCTGGCACATTGTTATTGCCCGTGATGTTGTAGGTTATGTTGTAATCGCCTACTCCAGTTAGAGTCTTAGATCCGTTGTGCTTAGATCCGTTGCCTGTGATGTTCACAGTCTGACCTACATAAAAAACCTTTTCGACTTTTTCTTCGAAGTAAAGAGTGCCAGTTGTGGCTGTGTTGCTGTGTGCAATATTGTAATAAGAGTTAGTCCAGAGCATAGGCAGTAAAACTGCATCGGATGCATCACAGACTTCTTGAAGGGTGGCATCTGGGTACAGCGTACCGACTCCGAGAGTGCTGCGGAGTTCTGCGACTGTTGTGAGTGCCATGTTTTCCTTTCTAAAGACTCTAGGGGATCAGAGGGCTACTGACCCCCTAGAGCGACTTAGTAACCTATTAAGTTAGGTTGAACTTACGAACACCCTTACCTGACTTAGCAAGATAGATTGCTAGGTATCCGTAAAGGTTGATCTCGATCTCGCCAGATGTCAAAACATTGACACGAAGCTGTGTCTGTGGTGATTCCCAGACATAAACGCTGCTTGGAGCAACGAGGAATGCTGAGTTATCGATTACGCCAGATGCAGCGATGTTGTGATCTACGATCAAGTCTGTGCCAAGAACATTACCGCGGACAGATGTAGCTACTGCTGTACCTGCTGCATTGTATGTTGCTCCCTGTGCTGAGTACAAAGCTCGTCCTGTGGTATCCGCGTAGCCGGTGATTGCTGCCCATTGGTCAGTCGAGGCAACTAGCTTGTTAGCAAAGTCTCCGCCTGTACCCTTGTAAGCTGCTGCGCCTTCTACAGAGATGAATGACTGCAATCCAGCTGCTGTTGCTGCTGTAGTTGCTGCTGTTGTACCAGATGCGATGAATGCATTTAGAAGTGCTGTATCTGTTGCCTTCTCGTATGCCTTGCGAAGTTCGACCATCATCAATTCCATGAATGCAGGTGATGAGCGATCTACTAGCTCGAATGATACGCGCTGTAGTCCTGAGAACTTGTTTACATCTACTGTGTCGTATGCAGATGTCATGCCTGTCTCAGATGGTGCTGAACCTTCGTTTGTGTCTGCAACTGTTGGTGCAACATCTGGAGTAGATGCGTTTGTGTAAAGGCGTGGAACTGTGAAGCTCATACCTGAATCGATAAGTGCTTGGCGTGTTGATGCCTCGAATGCTGGACGACCTGTAAAGGTGTCTGTGATGAATGTGTCTAGGTGACGAGGTAGTGTCAAACCTGTGTTTGTTGATGTTGAATCATCTGCTGCGCGAACTACGCGGCGTGCTTCGTCATCACCTAGAGCAGCCTTGATGTTAGCTTCTAGATATTGTGCTGAAGTGATTGGTGCTACGCGCTCGCGCACGAATGTAGTTGCTGTCACTACAGTTGGGCGAGCAGCTTCAACCGCTGCTGCTTCTACTGCTGGTGCTGCAACTGTCTCTGGAGTATTCTCCACAGCTGTCTCGCTTTCTGTTGGTGTGATTTCTTCTTCTACGACCTCTGGAGTTTCCTCAGCCGCTACATCGATAACCTGAGCAGACTTAAATGCTGGCTCTGTTACCAATGAAACCTCTAGCAACTTGGCAGCGGATACGAACATCACATTGCCTTTCTGCTTTGACTTAATTACTTCTACGCCTACTGAAAGACCTGATTGCAATCCTTCTTCAGCAAGGATAAGAGCTTCTGATCCACGGTTAGACTTTGAAATCTTGAATGATGCATAGATGCCATCTTCTTGCTCTGTGAATTGTGTTGCCTTGCCTAGTGGCTGGCGTGAATCATGCTGGTTTAGTAACTTGACAGTCTTAGGATCTTCTGGAAGTGCGATTGCGCCCTTCTCGAATACGACCTTACCTGCTGAAGTGTTACCTACTTCGCCTGTTCCTGCTGGCACGATCTTGCCTGAGATCAAGCGTTCCTCAACATTGGCAATAAGCCCTGCTGTGAAGGTGATTACTTGGTTTTCCATTATTCGATTCCTTCGCTGCCGTTAGGCGTTAGATCTTCCATCTCCATAGCTTGTTCAACTGTAATCAAGCCAAGAGATAACATCTTTTCAATTACTAGCAAGCGTTCCATTGGTTCAGTTGCTAGGAATGATGAGTCCACATCAAAGCGCACAGAATTTCCGCGAGCGGTGATGTCATCCATGCTGAGTCTGTCCTGAATTGCGTTTACATATGGTGCAAGGCTCATCGAGAAAAATTGCTTGCGCTCGTCAAGTACATTGGCATAAGTCATAGATGTGTTGGCTTCTGCTGAAAGCATGTAAGCAGGAATGTTACATAAGCGAGCAATCTCAGTTGCTAAGAATTGCTGTGCTTCGTCATACATCATGTCTTTAGGTGAAAATGATGTTGGTTGATATTCAAGAGTAGATGTTAGGTATGCAGTCGAACGATTGTTTCGCGCATTCTTCCATGCTGCAAGAAGTCCAGCGATCTCTTTAGGATCTAGGTCTGCACCATTGTTGCGAAGTACTCCAGATGGCATCGGTGTTGATGCTGCCTGTACTGCCGCCTTGCGTAGATCGATTGCAGCTCTAATTGTTTCAGATCCGCGCTCTAAAATACCTTCATCGAATGATTGAAATGTAACAAGTGATCCGAGACCTGACATTGGAACTGCAACTGCATCGATGAAATATTGTGTGACAGTCATGCCATAAAGATCTGTAGTGAATGTAACTTTGACATTCGGAATCCATTGGAAGCGAGAAGGTCTGCCATCTTCTGCATAAACTTCTGTGACCTGCCAGTAAGCAACACCATACATAAGTAATGAATCAACAGTCCACGCCATTGTTACAGAGCGAGGCTGATTGATTGCTGGCTGATCAACCCAGACAGGGTTTCCTAATTCTTCACCTGTTGATGTGCGATAAAGGTTAAGTGGAAGTCCACCGATAACACCGCTTAAAAGATTCCTGCACTTGGCGACAGATGGTACTGACATAGCTTCGTTGCGTTGAACGCGTGGAAGGATGTAGTTATAAAGGGAGTTAAGATTCTCTCCCATAATACTAGGGGCGTATTGCGCTAAAAGCGACGAACGCTTATCTTCAGAGATTGCTTCGGTTTTGCGGAATAGACCCATAGTCATAAAGGATACCATTTGTCAAGTAAATAGACAATATGATAGGGGTGTGTCTAGCCGTAAATTTGTGGCTTAGGTTGAGGAATCATTAGCTTGCTTACTGCCATTGCTATGCCGATGGGTGCTGAGATATCTCCCGCAGACTTTCGCTTAATAATGCGCCATGCTGAATCATTGACCTTAGCTGCGCAGTTATTCATCTGTTGGATAAACTCGGCTTGTCCATTGTGGACTACTCGATGATTGACTAAGCCTTCAAGCAAGTCTCCACAGGCTTTGTAAAACTGCTGACCAGAGACATCTTCAACGACCACGCCACTATTAGACAGGCGATCTGCAATAGTCTGGGTAGCGTACTTGTCAAAGCACACTAGGCGAGGTTTATAGATGTCACACCAAGCCTTTATACTTGCAGCCATCTTCAGTTCATCAATAGCAACCTGAGAGCTGTAAGTCTCTAAAATGCCGATGCCGATACGCCCGTCAGGAAGTAATTGACCGGCAACGAGTGAGCCATTGCGTCTACTCGGACTAACATCGAAGCCGAATACTGTGTAAGCACCGACTGCCATCTCTAGATCTGAATCAGATGTTTCCTCAAGAATGCCATGCGGCCAAGGACTACTTAGGGAGTCGATCCATTGGCAAAGAGTCTCCGTGCGCGTGTTTTCAATCGGTGAAGTAGCAATCGCTTCCTCAATCGCATCCTCTGTAATCGTGTAACCGAGTGAGGGGTTAGCCAAAGCCCATGCATTGCGATCGTCTATCTTGCAGTACTGGGGTGCTGAATACTCATAGAATCCAAAAGACTTGGGTGGGTAGTCGATAGCTCTTTCCCGTAAGTCGTTGAGTACAGTGCTGAAAGCGTCTCCTGCATTAGAGGTAAGAAGCGTTTGAGAGTTTGGGTGAGCTCTAGTTGTAGGAGTAGCAGCTCTAAATCCATCTTCTGTGATCTCTCGGACTTCATCGATGTAGAGCAATCCATTGACTGATCTACCGCGAGAGCCGTCTCTAGTTGCTGCGACAACATCAAGCCTTGCTCCAGATAGCATCTCAATGCTTTCAGTTCCATTGGCGTGTCTGATCTGTTTGACGAATCCTTTAAGGTGGTCATTGGTCTCCAGTAGGTGTGTGACTTGTCGGAATGTGTCTAGTGCCATGCTTCTGTTTGAGGACATAATAAGGACATTGGTGTTCCACTTAATCAGGTGTGCAAGGATCAGCATACGCGCCAGATGTGTCTTACCATTCTGCCGAGCGACCAGAATGAGGTTTGTCTTACGAACCCACATGCCTTTCTTGTCAATCGTGAGCATGTCTTTGAGCACGAACTCTTGCCACGGCATAAGTGGCATCTTGACGATGTCGCAGAGGTCTTTAACATCTTGCAGCTTGTTTTCGCCCTTGAGAAGTGGACTGTGAAGCCGTGGCTTGGTTGCCCCTCGCAGGGCTTTGGGCTTTCTGGTCTTAGTTGTCATTGACTCGGACTAGGTCGGGTCTTAAACGGACTGTCCAGCATCGGTTCGGACTGTGTCGGGGAGATATAGTCGAG